ATGAGCAAGAAGATAGATTACGAGAAATTGAAGAAGAGCAGGAAAAGCAAAATCGTAAGAATAAGTTCAATGAGATAATCAATGATATGACTGAACAAGAAGGTAAATGGGCTCAAAATATAGTTGAAATGAGCTCAGGTGCTAAAAATAAAAAGAAGAAAAGAAGATTAGATCAGGGAAGAGATGAAGAAAAAGCTGTTCTTCTTTTCAGAAGTTTATTTAATCATCCTAAGTGGATAGATGATAGTAAAGATCCTCCTAGACCTTATGAATTTACTGCTGAAGAATTTGTAGAATGGGCTAATGACTCTAAACTTAATACTCGAATGAGATTAAAATTAACTTCAAAAGAATTATATACTGAATGGACTAGGGACAATAAAGACTTTTATGGTAAAACTGTACTTAAAAGATTAACTGACGCATCTAAACCTAAAAATACTGAAGTACCTGATCCCTCTATCAATTATGATGCTATACAAATAACCCCATCAGAACGTAGAGCTGCTTTAGCTTTACTCAGAGGAAGAGATAGTAGAAAAGCTGAACTACGTTCTATTATTCAAAAAATATGGAAAGAACAAAAAGTAGTTTTTAGAGATAAAGTAGGAAAATATCCTGAAAAAACTTCTGATATTCGTAATAAGGTTCAAGACAGATTCAACGTTTATAGAAGACAAGCTTCTGCTAACCAAACAGGTAGGTATAGTAAAAGAGGTAGAGCTGCTAATAGACAGCAACGAAGAACTGATAATAGAGTTGATAGAAGACGTAATAGATTACAAAGAGGTAGATAAAAGTTTGCTATTTTAAATAATATTCTTATATTATTAAAAAGGTTATATAAGTGTTTTATATAGTAGAACAAGAAGAAAAGTTACTTAGCTTAGAAAAACTAGCTAGATTAGGGTTATATGTAGATATTATATCTACCAATGATTTATACCATCCTAAATTAAGTTCAACAGTAGCAGTTTACATTAGACTTATAGGTTCCGAACATGGTTATATTATTCCTATAAATCATGACGAAGGTTTAAATATTTCTAAAGAACGTGTCTATGATATTTTTAAAAAAGCAAGTAAACTATATACCTTAAACAAAAAAGAACTTCTCTATCACTTTAACTTACAGGGTGCAATAGATTTATCTTTGCTTTATTCTATGTCAAAATACGATAGATTAGAGTATAGTAAAGATAGTTCTACACTTAATTACTTTTACAATAGATATAAAAATTTTGCTAATATAAATCAGTTAATTCCTATATCTAAATTATACGAATCTTGTGATAATGTTTATGAAAAAGTTAAACATGTTATAGATTTAGATATTCCTTTAGGTTTTGATTTTTATAATAATACAGCAACTAATGTATTTTACTTATTAGAACAATCTGGGTTAGGAGTTTATTACGAAAACTACGTAAAAATGTTTAAACCTAACAACCCTATATACAATACAGTTAATAATTCAGTACTAACCTCATACAATTTATACAATGCTACCTCTAGACCAACTAATGCTTTTAATAGCGTTAATTTCGCTGCTATTCCTAAATCTCCAGAACATAGAAAAAGCTTCAGACCTCAAAATGATTACTTTGTTGAGTTTGATTTTGACGGTTATCACTTGCGTCTACTATGTGATCAGATTGACTATCCGTTAACTGAAGAATCAGCTCATAAACAGCTTGCAAAACAATATTTTAACAAAGAAGAAATAACAGATGATGAATACAATAAAGCCAAACAGATTAACTTTCACGCAATTTATGGAAAAATACCAGAGAAATACGCTTTTCTTGACGTGTTTGAAAAAATCGATGAATTCATTAAAGGCCTTTGGTCCGAATACGAAACTAACGGAAGAGTCCTGGCGCCAATTAGTAATAAACCGTTCACTGAGGCGTTAAAAGATATGAATCCTCAAAAATTAATGAATTATATTATGCAATCGCTTGAAACTTCGAGAAATATTCTTATATTAAAAGAAGTACTGAGGTATTTACAAGACAAATATACTAATGTAGTTTTATATACCTATGATGCATTATTATTTGATTTTAGTATAGAGGATGGTAAAGAAACATTAGAAAAAATTAAAGAGATCTTGGAAGAAACAGGTAAATACCCAGTTAAATTTAAATACTCAAAAGATCTTTGTTTATAAACATGAAAGATATTTATATATGATACAAGATGCTATCGAAATAGGGTTCGATTACGACATTGAACCCATTTATTTAAATGAAGATATGAGCAACAAACTTTTTTGTACCTTTGCTACTCAAGATACTTTAGACCAAGTTCTCGAGCAGATCAAAGAGAGGTATAAGATCATATATAATAAAATCTTCATCCTTTACTCTAAAAGTCAAGATGAATATATATGTACTTATAATGTAGATTTTGGTAACGTAGGTTCGTTTTTGGAGAACACTATCTTAGTTCACCGTAAAAAAGAATCAAATACTCTCTATACCATTAATGCATTAAATACACTTATTAAAGAATTAAACGAAGGTGTACTTGATACATCTTATAGGATAAACTGGCCAGATTACAAAAATTGTATACTATTGACTAAAGGACCAGAATTAAAAAGAGTCAATACAAAACTTTATAAGATTATAGAGTTGGAGAACTAAAAAATAGTTCTTATATTAATAATAAACGTTATAATAAATTAGTTATATGGATTTAAATGCTATACGCGCAAAGCTGGATACGTTAAATAATAGCGGACAGCAAAGAGAGAAAACAGATTATTCAAAAATATTTTGGAAACCGGAACTAGGTAAGCAAACTGTACGTATTGTACCTTCTGCTTATGATCCTACTTTTCCGTTTAAGGAATTAAAATTCCATTATGGAGTAGGTAAGTATCCGATGGTAGCTTTATCAAACTTTGGTAAGCAAGACCCTATCGAAGAGTTCGTAAAAGAACTTAGAAAAACTAACGATAAAGATAATTGGTCTTTATCAGGTAAACTTAACCCTAAAACTAGAATCTTTGCTCCTGTTGTAGTAAGAGGAGAAGAAGATAAAGGTGTTAGACTATGGGGATTCGGTATTACTATCTATAAAGCATTACTTGCTTTAGCTGAAGATGAAGATATCGGAGACTTTACAGATGTTATTAACGGATGGGATATGGTAGTAGAGCAAGTACAAGGTAATCCTTACCCAGAAACTACGGTAAGAATTAAACCTAAACAAACTCCTCTATCGGATAATAATGATCTAGTTGATAAATGGTTAAAAGAACAACCTAATCCTACTGAAGTTCATACTGAGTACGATTACGACTTTATTAAGAAACAATTACAAAATTATTTAAACCCTGGAGCTGAAGAAACTACTACTTCAACCGCAGGTTCTGAAACTACGCCAGAAAGCTTAGGTCAACAAAAATCTGACTTTACCTTGGAAAATGCTACGGCTGGCAACCAAGACACAGTTAGTAAATTTGATGACTTATTTAATGAATAATGGCAAAGAAAACAGCAACCCTAGAAAGAGCGACTGCTTCGGTACGCAAGTCGTTTAATTTAAGTAATTTTAAAAAGAAGAAAGGTTTTTCTAATGCTTCTGTAAAATTTAAGGAGCAAGGATGGATACCTCTATCTAAAGCCTTTCAAGATATAACATCCTTACCCGGTATTCCTACCGGACATATCACTCTATTGCGTGGACATAGTGATACGGGCAAAACTACTGCCCTGATAGAAGCTGCGGTGAATGCTCAAAAACTTGGCATTCTCCCGGTTTTTATTATTACTGAGATGAAATGGTCTTGGGAACATGCTAAAGAGATGGGATTAGAGGTAGAAGAGGTAAGAGATGCTAACGGTACAGTAACCGATTATGAAGGACATTTTCTTTATGCTGATAGAGGTACGTTAAATACTATCGAAGATGTAGCAGTTTATATTGCTGATCTTATGGACGAACAAGCTAAAGGTAATCTACCTTATGATATGTGTTTCTTCTGGGATAGTATAGGATCAGTACCTTGTGATCTTTCAGTACGTTCTAATAAGAATAATAATGAATGGAATGCAGGAGCTATGTCTACTC